CATATCCCGCTTGGCGCCGTGTATATCCCGCTTCACTTGTGCTTAATCCGGACGCTTCTGGACTTAATTCGGACTCGGACTTTTGCCGTTGTATTTTTTGGGGTTTAGTTCTTTTTCTTGTTATAGGACGCTCATCATTTAATCCCAATTCTTCGGGTTTATTCAAATTAATAGGAGCATTAAATACAGTATTGACTGTAGCGGCATCATTAGATGGATTAGGCGCATTTTCTTCTGGCAAAGATCTAGGATTTGTTCTAGCACGCACAGGCGCCGCCACAGGCGCTACTTCCGGCGCCCTTCTTACACTTCTAGCAATTTCGTCCAATAGTCCTAATTGTCGCGTATCAGTATATTGCTGGGGTATATATGATGGTGACCCGCCACTACCGCCACTACTCTGCACGGTGACTTTTACATTTTGTTTTACTATTTGTTTTTGTTTCTGTTTCTGTTTAGGTTTTTGCTTGGCTTTCTTAATCCTCTTTGGTGGCATGCTATAATCTAATAAAACATTATTTGTTGCTGGGGTGGCGCTTTATATGCCGGCGCTTTAGTTTTCTTTTCGCGTTTTACATAAACGATTTCTTCTTCTTCACTACTTGATTCTTCTACATATTTGACTACCTTCTTTTTGGGTTTTTTAATTGGTTCTGGTTCTGGCGGAGGTTCTATTACCTTTTTTGTGACAACCGCTACACGGGACGGTTTTGATTTAGGAGCGACAATAGGCGGGGTAGGCGGAGCTTCTTCTTCGCCTTCGCTTAAATCAGCCATTGCTAAATCAATCTCTTTTAATAGTTTAGCGTCCCGTTCTGCCGACTTAACTGCTTTTTTTGCTATGGCTTCGCGTAGCATTACTGCTTTAGCATCTGCCTTTGCCTTATTTAGTTCTTGTAGTTTAGCCCGACCCGCTGCTAAACCTGCCAAAGCCTTTTCATTCATGGGTTTTTTAGATAATTGTATTGATGTATCATTGTTCTCTTTAGGAGTATCCATCTATAAAGTTTATAGATATAAAAATCTATGGTTTTTGATAAACTAATTGTTTAAAAATATAGAAAAATGTGTGATGTAATATTATAGAATGAGCGACGCACAGATTAAACATGAAATTAAAAATCTAATTAAAATTGGATTGTCCGAGGATATGGCGATGTTAGTAGCGAGCGCCAAATTCAATAAACCCGAATTAGCGGAGGATATTCTATCAGAGCAATCGGAGGAGAATGATGTATTAGCACAATCGCTTGAGCATTTTAAACCAATGGAAATACACGATCCTATTGGAGTTGCAATATCCGGATTAAAACCAAATATGTTTTGCAATGTTAGTGAGTGGAATGGTAAAATAACGCCATTAGAAATAACAGAGCATGGCAATACTCACGCCGAATGTATAACTATAGAGTGTGGCGATGGTTTAGCAAATGGCACTACGATTTTTGATACTATGACAGCAATATTAGAGGTTGAAAAATCTTCTAATGATATTACAAATGATACGAACTAAATCGCGGATATTTAATGTAAGTAGCACCAATGCCACTAATGGATCATATAAGAGTGATGTCACGGTTCAATTACCGGATTTGACATTTCATAATACAAATATTCAAAATGCTTATTTATCGGTTCTGCATGCCGAAATTTGCAATTCAATGTATATTGTCCGATACACAAATGACGTATTTGTTTTAGACGGCGTGTCATATACTATTACACGAGGCAATTACAACGTCAATAGTTTTATTACTCAAATACTATCTCAATTACCGGCGGGTTATGGTATGACCTATAGCGCTATTACATCGCGAATAACTATGACACATACTACTACTGATTTTACAGTGAATGCTGATTCGGCGCTCTCTAATATAAATACCATCATGGGATTGGGATCTTCCGCCCTAACTAGCGTCGGATTAACTCTTACATTCCCATATGTAGTGAATTTCTTACCAATTCCGCGCTTAAACTTTAGGTCGTCTTATTTCAAAACTGGCAACTATAATAGCGTGGATAATAGTAGTGATGTATTTCTTTGCCTACAAAATAATGCGGGTCAAAATGCGGTAATCAATTATGTCAATCAAACTGTAACACGATACTTAATTGAGGACAAAAACATTACGCAATTTAATATTCGCGTCACGGACGAATCAAATCAACTAATTAATTTTAATAATGTGGATTGGTTTATGAGTTTTCAGATTGATATTGAATATTTAGAAGAACCTAAGAACACTGCTCCTAACTTTAGCAATGTTTTACGAAAAGCACAATAAACATGGTTTGTTATTTTATAATACACAATGTCTGCCAACATGTTTCCGCAATCTGCTATGGGTCTTCCTAATGCTCTCAAATATGATTTGCCCCCGTCTATGTCTGATAGCGCCCGCTCCTATTCAGTCAATGTAGCGCCCGATGGTATTACCACCGTGACTGCTCCTAATACATTTTTAGCATTCACTGCTACTGGCGCTCACGCGCAAGCAGCATTTACGTCCCAAAATGTGTCATTTACGATCCCGTCCGGTATGTCAGATAGTGTTTTTATGGATACTTTGAATACTACATTGTCTTTCTCTTTGGTCTATTCCACTAGTGCTACTGCCGCCGTTGTAACTGGTCGTGCTAAGTTGTTGTCGTCTGCCGCGTCATTCTTTGATTCCCTACAGTTATATAGCAACAATACCCCTATTGAGACAATTAATCAGTATGGTCTTTTACAGAATTTCCTCCTACAAAATACCGTCTCTGCGTCTGAGCGAAACGGCGGTATTAGTATTGCCATGGGCGCCGACAATAATTCTGCGAGTGGTATTGATATTCCTTTCACTGGCGCTTCTACCACATATAGATTGAATTTCTGCATTCCCCTTATTTCCGTTATTGGTCTCTCAACCGATAAGTTCTTTCCAATTGGATCTGTAAATAATTTACAACTTATTATGACAACTGCTGCACTATGTCCTATTGTTACTGGTGACTGCTCGGCATTCACTACCTCTCCTACCTTCACTTCAGTTGCACTACAAGATTTCCGCCTCAATATGAAATACATAGATGTCGGTGATAGTGCTGCTGCCATGCTTAGGCAAACCCTTCAGGATGGTAAGTGGTTCATAAAGTCTTCTACATACACTAACTCTGCTGTCACTATTGGCAACGGTAGTTCGGGCGCCCAACAGGTCTTACTGCAAATTCGTAATAGTTCGGTGAAAAGTGTGTATCATCAGTTCGGAATAGCAATTTCTGCTGTTAGTCCTAATGGTGCGTATGATGCTATTAATATTGGCACTACCTTGCGTCAATTACAGGTCGGCGGTAGTTTCTATCCCAATTACCCAATTAATGACAATCTGCGCCCTGCTGAGGGTTATTGCTACTTGATACAATCATTGGGCGGATCTATCCCCAAATCATTTGGCACAGTCGTAGATAGATTTATGTATTCGTCTGTCGGTGGTATTGCTTCCGTTGCTGCTGGTAGTGAAAATTGTTTAGTCATTCCCACAGTAGCGTCATCTATTGCTGTTAGAGCACCTCCTACAGGCGCCGTCCCTACTACAAACGTATCTGTCATGGATTACCCATCGGGCGCATTTTACGGGTATGACTTAGAAAAATCATCGGGCATCCTATTTCAGGGTGTTAATACTCGCGCCAGTCCCCCGTTCCTTAATCTAAATCTTGGATCTACTCTAACTTCTGCGGTTACTTGTCAGGCTTGGGGTTACAGTGATGTAGTCTTGGTTATTGACTATGAGTCTAAACAATGCACTGCCTTCATCTAAATGTAGTATGTGATCGTCTAATTCTCATCGGATCTCATCATTGGGGCGTTTTGGATGTTGGGATGTTTTTGATGATTTGGGAAGCTTGTTTAATAAATGAATTTTGGATGCAACTTATCAAAGTTATCAATGTTATCCTAGTAGGGTAAAAAGGATAAAAAGGATAAGTAGCATCCAAATTCAAAATATTTTACCCTTTCCAAAATCATCAATAACATCCCAACATCCAAAACATCCAAAATAAATATAAACTGATGAAAATGATGAGTATTATTGTTAGTTTAAACAATTAACTTAATAATTGTTAGTTTAACTAGTGAAACCCTCGCATTTTTTGTTTAACTTATCAATAAAATTAATTTTATTTATCTTTTAAGCAATTTAACTAAATAATTTATTGTTTAAATAGCCAATTATCAACTTAATTGTTTAAACTAACAATGATCTGGTTAAATCCCTATAAAAATATATCATGATATTCTATAATGGTTTTTAAAAATAAGGAGGATAGGAATGAATATCAAAAAAATTACTACGCAGAACATAAGTATATACTTCGCGCAAAGGCAAATAGTGCCTACGCAAAGTTTAAAAAGAAAGGCGGCACTACTACACTTGTAGCACGCCGTATAGAGAATGATTTAGCGGAGAATGAGCGCCGCGCTAATGAATTTCGCGAACTATTATCTAGATCTAATGTAAATAACAATGCCAATAGAACTAGTGACGAATCCCGAACCGAATCTAAAGAAACCTAAATTTTTAGTAGATGGAAAACTACATGACAAATTAGACGATTACGAAATTACGAAATTAATGAATAGGCATAACTTCACACTGTTTTTAGGAAAAGCAGGTAGTGGCAAATCAACGCTATTGGTGTCGCTACTTCAAACTCCCGCGTTATTTAAAAAGGTATATCACACGATCATCCTATTCTGTCCGCCAAATAGTAGGGCATCTATTAAAAATGACTTTTGGTCGGTATTACCCGAGGAGCAAATATATGATGAACTTAATATTGAAAATTTACAGGAGGCGTATGAAATAGCAGAGGCAAACGCGAGCGAAGGATTTAGAACACTTATCGTTTTAGACGACGTCCAGAAAAATCTAAAGGGCGAGAGTGAGAAATTACTATTACATATGGTTAATAATAGGCGCCATGCCGCCTTAAGTATTTGGCTATGCTGTCAGACATTTAAAAGCATACCACGGCAGGTGAGGCAGGGTTTAACCGATATGTTTATATTTAAAATAAATAAGAATGAAACCGCTAATATATTTGATGAAATACTTGAACTACCGACTGATGTATTTACAGATATTCAAAAAATTCTATTTAAAAAGGCACATGATTTTTTCTATATCAACACAGCATCACAGCGCTTATTCTATAACTGGGACGAAATAATTGTCGTTGAATAGTTTATATAAATAAAATGAGTGGAGTAAAAAAATTCTTTCAAAAGTTAGGAAGCGATACAAAGAAATTCTTTTCTAAAGGCGGCGCAGCAGATGTTGGACTTAGAAAAGTTGGCAATACTCTAGCGAAAGTTGGTGGGGTAGCGCAAAAGATAGCGCCCCTTGCATCTATTATTGCGCCCGAATTTGCTATCCCTTTAATGGCAGGTGGTGCTTTAGCAAAGATTGGTGGTAAGTCCGCTCTGGGAATTAGAAGCGGCGCGAGAAAAGGCGGTAATCTAATTGAAAAAACACAGAATATAGTTGGCGCAGTGAAATCAGGTATTGAGGCATCAAAACCGGAAGCAGCGCAATTAGGTGTTAATTTTGCCTAATCATTAAATGATCCATTAGGACTAATGAATTATTTATTTCTATTCTAGTATTATAGAAATAAATGCAAGTAGGACAATACAGACCGGATATTTTAGAGAATCGTGGGATTTCAAAAACCGCATTTACCGTTGTGTGTGATATTTTTAATACAACATCATACACTGGGACACAATTTAATCCCACATTTAATTTAGATTTAAAACAAGTAGTGAGAGATGTTAAATTATTAGAACGCCCATACAAAATTACATTTTCATACCGCATGCAAACCGGACTCGCCGCTACATCTGGATTGTGTAGTGTTGCTGCCGCCACACCATATCCGCTTTATTCATTACATATGGATTTCAAAAAAGGGTATTCTATTTACCATCAGGCAAAACCGCAACCCTATGCCGGTAATTTAGAGTGCCAACTTGTTCTCAATGCTGCTACGCCCACTACTTGTAAATTAAATGCCTCACCTATTGACAATACCCCATTTTATATAGACAGTTTATTAGGAATAACTCAAGTTCAATTAGCAACTATTATTAACTCATCAGGCGCAATATTTAATGCTGCCGATACCGCGGCAGTTAATAACGTAACTAAATACATAATTTATCTATATTTTGAGGAATGCTAAGTTGATCCATTAGGCATATTGTATGTATAAAATATATCTATACAATATAGCAAATGAGTGATAATAACTATGGATTTGAACCAACTTTAGATGGACTTAATACGATTAATTCTGATTCATCAACCGTAACAGATTTTGTGTGTGATACAATTCAAATTAATGTAAGCGGGAATGCGCCCACTGTTTCAGCATTATCTAATGACACAAATATAGCAACGACGGCATGGGTTACTAATCATGCGAATGCTACGTATGTTACATTAGCGGGAGTACCGCAAACAATTTCAAGTGAAAAGACTTTTACAAATGCTAATACTTATATTACTGGAAACACTGTTACAAATAATATTGTGTCGGCATCGGCAACATCTAATATTAATATTGGGTCGGCACTTACAACAGGTGATATTAATCTTGGTTCATCTGCTGTAGCAACGGGCGTGGCGTTAAATTGGGGCGGGGCATCTAATAGTGGCAATCTTACTTTCACAGGGGGGTCTTTTACATTAACATCAAGTGGTATTTATACGCAAAGATGCGGAGCAACTTTTGGTATGACTATCGCAGACACACAAACAAGCGGTATTTTAAATATTGGGACAAACGCGTCACGAACCGGAGAAATAAATATAGGAACTGGCACCTCTACAGCAAAAAATATAACTATTGGGACTGGGTCTGGTGGGACGACATTGTTAAGAGGTGCTTCCGCCACAGTTACTATTGGGAATTCTGGAACTCTAACGTTGAGTTCTGCTACTGGCGGAACAGTAAATATGGGAACTGCTATGACAACGGGAAGTATTACTATTGGCGGTGGAGCAAGTTCAACAGCAAATATATTTATTGGTTCATCACAAGCAACTTATACGGGATCTATTGCAATTGGGACAGTAGTCACTGGGAACGCCCCTATCACGATTGGTTCATCAACATCAACTACACAAACCGCATTACATAATGCCCTAACAACTTTTAAAAATCTTGTTGTGGTTGATAATGGAATATTATTAAGATTAGGATTTTCAGCAACTGGTTTGACAATGGGTAAAACTGGAACAAATGAAATTACTTTTAAATTAATAGACAGTAGTGATATTTTATATTTTAATGACAGCACTGGAACAAATATTATGTATATGAGTTCAACTGAAATAGTCAATACAAAACAAACTACATTTAATAACGATATTTTAATAGCACAATCAAATTATACTCAACCATTTTCAAGCGATACACAACTCGGTTATACAGATACTGAAACAACATTAACAGACCCAATGACTAGCACACTTACCGCACGAAGTGATTTTCTTTTACCATCAAAAGGTGTATGGTTAATTATATGTGGATACGAATGGGGGGCAAATGCTACAAATACGATACAGAATAAGGAGATTGTTTTATCTACAACATCAGGCGGTTCAACTCAAGTGGCGTATGGATTGCAATATTATGAAGAAATAGATGATTCTGTGGGTGCTATTAACACAAGACAACAGGGAACTCTTACTGGGGTTGTCACTGTGACTGCATCAACTACAATCTATGTGAATGCGCGGTCAGCAGTTGGGTCGGGAGCAAATACAGAATTGCGAACAAATGTAAGTTGGACTAGAATTGGTTAAATTGCATATGATCCGCGATTGTCAAAATGGGCGAACCATAATAAATATCTTTCATTAGATCATAATAATGTCAGGAAATTTCGCATACATCATGCCAAAAAATGGATTAGCGCGGGACGCGCGAGTCAATAAGATAGTGGAAAAAATAATTCAAAAAGCAGGAGATATACCAAACTTGCAGGACTATCGCGGAAATATGGAATTGTTAAAAATGGTATGCGTCATGATAGAGCACGCCGTTGATAATAAAAAGGAAAAACTCAAGATAGACAAAAAAGATATAGTATATCGCGTATATTCACGTATCTTTGCTGGAATTAAGCCAGATGAACTAAAAACTTTAGAGGCAAACATCATGTATCTATGGGAAAACGGACAGATTAAGAAGAAGGGACTATGGTCAGTGGTTAAGCATTCGGTATGCGATTGGTTAGAGCGTAAAATTTTAAACTAATTCAGTCGGGGGCTGATTGGGTATATGATCGTATTTGGGATTATTTAGTGGGAAAATTTCTAAAAACAGTTAATGCGTCGCGCGCCGTAGTAAGCGCCATTATGACTATTATGTCATTAGACGCTATGATGGTAATACGCCTATTGCTTGGTCACTATGGATTAGGATATGTATTAAAATGGATATGGTGGCTAGGATTTTTATAGTTTTATATAGCATACAATGCCATATCAAATCAAACCTATGTCCGGCGGATTTGTCGTTCAAGATACCAAAGGGAAAATGTTCTCTAATAATCCTCTAACAAAGAAAATAGCAACTAAACAGCGAATTGCCATCGCATTAAACGAATCTGCCAAAACAGGAAAACCCGCTAGCGCCTATTTTGTTGGTTAATAATACGCCTATTGAATAGCGCTATTGGATTATGATATATATTAAAATGGATATGGTGGCTAGGATTTTTATAGTTTGATATGATATATGGATTGTATTTGTGGAAAAAAATATACGAATTCTAATAAATGCCGTCATTTTAGAACAATACATCATCAGCAATTTATTAGACAAATAGATCAAAATTTTGTAGATAGATTAGATAGAGAAATGAACGAATTAATACTAACTGAAATTAGGCGCAAAATAACCGACTATCAATGGGCGCGAGCCATGGATCAAAAAAATTGATCAACACTTTTGAACAACGATTCAGAGATAAAATTATACAGAACAGTTAATACAATGTCAAAAATTATTATTGAGGAATATGAAAAAATTAATGGCGGGTTTGATATGAAAATGACTAACTTTCGCATTAAATCATTGGCGCGTCGTAATAAATTTTATTACAACGCGATTGTCAGAGTATTTGAAAAAGGAGATATGTTTAATGGCAATGATGGTAGGGGAATTATATTAGCAAAACAAATTATAGGAAAACGCGAAAAAATTATAGGATTCGTCATATTTAGTCCCACAGGATTATGGGGAGATAGAAGCAGATGTATGAGTTGCGAGATAGATTACTGGATGGTAGATAAAAAATTTAGAGGTCAGGGTATTGGCAAGAAATTATATGACGCGGTTATAAATGAAATGACAGAGTATTCAATTCATAATATGACTGTATTATTTGACGGGCGCGATGAAAATCTTAAAAAAATATATGCTGGAATGGGATATATCCGAATAGATTCATATCGCGGTGTCAAAACAGAAATAGAAGAACAACAACGTAGTGAAGAACATTTAATTAGATGGTGGAAAATAGGTTATGATAATATGACATTTGGCGATCAAATAGTTAAATTAGTATATTAAAATTATCTATACACAGTCCTATCAAAATCCATACAGTTTTTTTTTACTTTGTTAGTGAAAACAACTATAAATGACATACCAAACCACTCCCATACTTTCATCATGCTTATTTTTGCCAAATAGTATCCGGCATTATTCATTAATTCAATTCGCTTAGCAGTCAAATTGTGCATACCGATTAAATAACTAATTGTGTGCGGTTTTAATTCTATAGATTTTTTTAGGACTTTGTCTAAAATAGAATAGGGCGGATTTGAAATAATTATATCCGTTTTTTCAGTATAGTCAAAAAAGTCTAACCCCATTGTGATTTCAGTATATTTGTGAATATTATTAGGGAACATTTCAATAGCGGTATTGTAATAATTGCCACTACCAAAAAAAGGGTCTAATAAAATTTCATTAGCGCTAATGTATTCGCTAATTATATTATAATGTTGTCTAACAAGATTAATCGGTGTATAGAATACATCATTTGACTTAGATCGCTTTTTGATTGAATCGTAAGTATTAGATTTCATATATATAATATGAAATATAGTTTTTTGGCGGCGTCAAAAAATTGATCACTTCTTTTTGCCAACGATTGAGAGATAAAATTATACAGAACAGTTAGCACAATGTCGTCAAATACCGAATCACAACCTGTCAAAAAATTGATCAACGATTTGCTCGCCAATCCAGAGCAAAACAACATACAATCAGTTACAATGTCGTCAAATACCACCGCCGGAATTATTATCTTATCAAATCTTGAATACAAACGTGCTATTCAATCTCAAAAAAAATGGTATGTCGCGCTGATATGTCCATGGCATTTTACCGATTCTACTCGCCGTTTTGATATGGATTATATCAAGAAAGAATGCGGTATTAACAAGAGCGATATCAAGAAGGTTCTAACAATGACTTATAAAAACAAGCAATACATCAACGTCCAAAATAAACTAGTCAAATATAACACAGAAGTATGCTGCGATTCTAAAGATGATGGCGCATACCAATCGCATTTCAATCCTATGATTTGGATGAACGTCCATCCTACTAGTCACGTTGTAATTGTAGTCAAGGATGGGTCAAAATACTTAGAAAACCGAGAGGCAAGATGCCCATCATATTGGGAATCGGATGATGATGATGATGATGACGATGCATAAATGCTGGTTGATTTATAGAAAGCGATTATTAAATTTTATACATAAACATACATTTTGGGGGGTTTTTTTTCATAACAATACAATTTGAAAGTATTTAAATATATTTAGTAATTATATCTAAAAGAATGCCATCTACCCCAGCCCAACTACGCGCCGCTAAAAAATGGAGAGAAAATAATAGAGAATTGGCGTGTTTAAATGTGTATAAATGGAGAGAAGTAAATGGCGATAAGCATCGCGAATATGCCAGAAAGAGTATGGCAAAAAATTACTTATGGAAATGTGCAATTAAGGAACTTAATATGTGTCTAATTGATTAAGTGATCCAATAGCGCTATTCAATAGGCGTATTGATTAGCGCTATTAATATATATGATATATTATAATGAAAATACAAAGATCTACAAGAATAGGAAAGAGATTTATGGCAATATTTAGTAATGGAAAAAAAACACATTTTGGATCTGCTAATGGATCAACCTATATAGATCATGGCGATGATAAGAAAAAAAACGCTTACATTGCTAGGCACGGGAGATCGCCTAGGGAGAATTGGAATGACGCTTACTCGCCCGCAGCGTTAAGTCGCTGGTTGCTTTGGGGTAAGTATAAGACGCTGGAAGAAAATTATACGGACTTCATTAGACGCTTTCCAGAAGTCAATCAAAAAATTGATCAACAAAATTAGGCTTACTGGCAATATTAATAAAATGGAAGAGTGGAAAATAGCAGTTAATGATTATGAAGTATCAAATCAAGGAAATGTGAGACGTGGTGACAAAATATTAAAATGTTCTGTGATGAATAGTGGGTATAAATATTTTCAATTGGTAGAAAATTACAAGCGCACAAATCATTTGATACATCATCTTGTAGCAAAATGTTTTATTGGAGAACGACCAGATGGTTTGGTAATTGACCACATAGACCAAAATAAACTTAATAATAATGTAGAAAATTTAAGATATGTAACACAACAAGTAAATTGCACAAATCATAAATGTTATAGAAATGATATTGTTGCTGATACTCAAAAGGAACGAATTAACATAATGGCAAAAGAATATGCTATAAAATCTGGAAAAAATAAACAAATATTTAGACCAAGAGGAACCGGAACTTTGAGTCAAAGAGAAAATGGAAATTGGAGATGTTCATTGAGAAAAGATAAACAAAAATTGTATGACAAAACATTTAAAACAAAAGAAGAAGCAGAGGCATTCATGAAAAAATTTAATGTATCATAACCACGCAAAGGTTGTTCAAAAGAAGTGATCAATTTTTTTCAACGATCAAAAAAATTGATCCAAATCGCCGCCCGATGACCGAGAGACAAAATATATAGAATAGTTAGAATGAACGCCAAGATGACCCAATTTATGTATGACCTCAATCTTTTGTTAGACAAAAGGTATAATATTGTGATGAATGATAATGCCGATGAGTGGCGCGGAGCCAGAATCGTAATTCATGCTGATTTCAATTGTAATAAATATGTAGTGACAAAACGCGGATTCAATATGCGTGGCGAACCTACCGAGCAAGGGCACTATACCGAATGTAGAGAATGCCACTGTAAGCATGGATGCCGAATAAGCAAAGAATTTGAAGAATTAATTGAAAAGAACGGATTTAGATGCGATGTCATACAAGGACATACTATTGGACTATGGAGAAAATAGGGCGCTTTGCGCCCCCGAAAAATTGATCAAAAAACATTTCTTTTGAAAAGGACACAGAAAAAAGATCTTTAGTAATATTATACCCCCATGGAAAAAATCCTAATCTCATATACCGATGATCAAGATAAGACTCACAAAATTAGAATATTGCCAGAACAGCTAAAACACTATAATAAATGGCGTGAAATAAAAGAAATAGTTGATAAAACTCTTGTTTCTGGCAGGTTTAAAGGTGAAAATATACAAAAAGCGCGTCAGATGATGGAGAAATGCGTCAAGTTATTTACTTATCAAAAATCTAAAGACGAACATATAGAATGCGAATGTGGATGTTCAATTATGAGATGCCAAATGGCGAGACATCGTGCTACAGCAAAACACGCCAAGCAATTAGAAGCATTAAATATAGAAGAAAAACCTAAAGAACCGTTTGTATTGGCTGATACAGATAAAATATGTGAATGCGGCCAAGTGGTATCAAAAGCAAATTATGCGAGGCACATAGAAGGTAATCGTCACGCCAAACACATGCTAACCAAAAAATAATAAGAAAATATATGTTTTTTTTACTATTTGATCTTCTAATTCTCATCATCACTCATCATCCGGATGTTTGGGATGTTTGGATGTTTTTGATGATTTGAAGAACCAATTTGAAAAGACGATTTTGGATGCAGGTTATCAAAGTTATCCAAATTATCCAATGAGGATAAAAAGGATAAAAAGGATAACCTGCATCCAAATTCAAAATATTTTTACCTTTTCAAAATCATCAATAACATCCAAACATCCCAAACATCCAAATGATGAAAATGATGAGACCTAATAGAATTTCTTATTTAATAAGACATCAATACGCCTATTGGAATAGCGCTATTGGGATCAATTAGAAACTATGAATTCTCCATTTTGAAAGAATTTGAATTGTTTTGAAAAGAACACGGAAAGAAGATCTTTAGTAATAATATAAATGAGTGAGAAGAAGCATCTTTGTATTTGTGGAAATGAGTATTCACACGCCAGTGGCTTGTCTAAACACCGAAAAGTATGCCGCGATGTAATAATTGAGGAATTTAAGCGGACGGAACAGAATAAAGCGGTTGTAATTGAACCGACGACAATTTATAGTAAAAAAAGAATCATTGATTATTTGACCGACGATTGTAAAGGCGCCCCTGAAAATGCCAAGGAGTGGATTAATGGAATCGCAAATTTTTATACAGTGAGTCATTTTGATCAAGTAATTGATGGGGGACTTACTTCTTGGAAAGAAATAGTAATTTCATATATTGAATTATTAAATCATGAAGAAATACCAATTAGAATATCAAATAAGCAATTAGGATCGCGATTCAAATTGTATTATAAAGAAAATGGTAAATGGATTGAATTACAAGGAAAAAAAGCAACCGATTATTATTTAGAAAATGTTATTAGAAGAATGTCCAGACATATGGCGCATAATATTTTTCCAAACGCAAAGCGTAAATGGATGGACGCTAATCCATATTGGGACATAGGGGGAGAAGATGAAAAAAGATACATGGCATTAAGAGACACATTCGGGTATGGTTTTGAGGAAAAAATGTTACCGAAATATGGAGAGGAATTAATGGAATATTTTTTAATAAGTAAAAAAAATGCCGACGAAGATTATATTTAACGAGGGGACACCCCTCGGCACCATAATAAAGATCATATTTGTTTAAAAAATCTAAAAAGATTTATTAAACAATACTATACAATGCCTACTTTAGAAGAAACGATTATTGCCAATCGCCCGAAGCTGTCGCCATCATCTGTTAAGACATACAAGTCCATCCTATCATCGCTTTATCGCGCCGTATATCCTGATAAAAAGGACATGGATCTAAATGATTTCAACAATAGCGAAAAAATAATTAAGCACTTGCAGGACACGCCATTTAGCAAACGTAAGACTATATTGGCGGCATTAGTCGTATTGACCGGAGATACTGACTATAATTCTCTTATGATGAAAGATCAAAAACAATACGCGGAGGATCAATTAGGGCAAAAAGCAGATGGTAAATTTGTTGATATGATTCCCTTCACCGAAGTAGAAGCCATTTTAAAGAAATACGCCGCCGAGGCGAAACCATTAATGAAAAAGGAAAATCCCACAATGACAGATTTACAAAATATCCAAAGTTTTATTATTTTGGCTTTAACGGGCGGGATTTTCATGGAACCAAGGAGGAGTAGCGATTGGGTTATGAAGGTTAGGAACTACGATGAGAAGGAAGATAATTATTTAGATCTGAAGAAAAAGGTATTTGTATTTAATCACTTTAAAACCGTGAAAAAAATGGGCTCCCAGACAATTGGGATAGACCCACCCCTGCTGAAAATTTTGAAGAAATGGATCTCTATAAATGGAAATGACTTTTTACTATTTAATTCAAGGGGAAATCCATTACAAGCATCGGAACTGACCCACCGACTGAACGGCATATTTGGAAAAAATATCTCTACATCCATGTTGCGCCATATTTTTCTAACTCACAAGTTCGGTAACATTGATTTAAAAGATCTAACCGAGACGGCGACCGCTATGGGGCAAAATAATATAACAACAAGCCTTTCGTATGTTAAAAACAAATAAATCAAAAAATTGATCCGAAAAAGAACATGAAGACATCTTTAGTAATCATCATAATAAACATGGACATATTTGAAGACATCATAGGATACGAAGGACTATATCAGATTAACCGGCTGGGACAAGTCAAAAGCATTGCGCGTGGTATAAATAGAAAAAATAAAATTCTAAATCAAATTTTATTGAAAATCGGATATTTCGTTGTAACTTTAAGTAAAAACAAAAAAGCAATAGTAAAATATATTCATCGTTTGATGGGAATACAATTCATACCAAATCCAGAAAATAAACCAACTATAGACCATATTGATAGGAATCCTCAAAATAATTCATTAGAAAATTTGCGATGGGCAACTTACAAAGAACAATGCGAAAATCAAGAACGATCGGCAATAGTTAGAGGAACTACATCAGAAGAATTAAAAAAAAAGACATCTCAAAAACACATTGATTGGGTTTCAATTACTAGACAGTTTAGAAGAATTCTGCGAGAATAATTAGAATCATGTTTTTTATATTAGAATCAACTATAGAATGACTGATACAAAACCCGAACCTAAATTCACTCTATTACCACCTGTCCCAGCCGAGGAATTTACTAAATTGTATGATATGTTAGAAAAAATCACACTACCACTAAAGGCACCTAACTGTTTAGGAAGAAGTAAATTTGCTGAAAGACATAGAGCGTGTGCATGGGGGGAGGCATTTCATTTTACTAAAAGAAAAATCAATCTATCGCGTATGTCAAAAAAACATCCACTGATACACGATGAGATTATGCGAATAGCGCATCTTATATGCGATCCCATAGGGCATACATTCACAAGCGTGTATATGAATCGTAATAATACATGCGACCCGCATAGAGATAGGAGCAATCATGGCGATTTAGTAATAGTATCATTTGGAACATATACCGGATGCACTTTAATGATAGAGGATGTAAATGCTAACGCATATTTACAACCGATTCTATTTGATGGCACTAAACAGACGCATTGGAATACGCGGGATTTAACCGGTATTAAATTTTCATTAGTTTTCTATAGTC